GCATCTGTGTCGTCTACGGGAACTCCATTTATATATATTTTACATCCGGCACTCGTGCCACTTCCGTCATAAGTGGCAACAATATGTAACTTCTGTCCCTCGTTTGCAGTCAATGGAACAGAATATGCCCTACCGATATAACAATCAGCCACACTCTCATCAAATAACTGCCAATATATCTTGTCATCCGCGCCTGTTGCCAATCTCCACTCATCATCAGTATTGTATACGCCCTTCGACAAAATAGTGAAACTGGTTGCATCAGTCATTACTACTTCTGCCTCCACACTGAATGGCACATCAACATACCCATTACCAAAACTGTATTTGTATTCATCGGCCAAAGCGGCGTATTGGGTTGTGCCGTTCAATATCATCCCTTTATCTACCGTCGGTGTATTAAAAAGCGTTACGCTATTATCATCGATATACTGCGTATTTATGTATTGTTCCACGAATATACAGTTTTCGGCTTTTACCTTAGGATAGATTAACATAATTGTCAGTTGTTATAAGCTCACTCGACTTAAGCACTATCATTTCATCATGTAACTCTTTTACCTGGTCAACATCTATTCCAACAGTATAGGAAATTTTTAGATATTGCGGGTCAACCAACAACATTAAATATGCCTGCTCCACTTTTTCCTTTGTCAATGACGGCCTTTCTTTAGATGTCATACCTTTCGGAGCGAGATCATTCTTAATGTCCGCCAGAGAAATAAATTTACTAAGATTCGGACATAATTTCGAATAGTCTTTTTCCATATTGATTAAATTAGTAAGTGTGGTATTTAAAACTTATAATTACTCACTCCCTAGACATAATTTAATTTATTAAGCTGATACGACGGATGCACCAGGCGATAAAACTCTATATAGAACTGTCCAACTCACTCGCCCATCGCCACCATCACTACCCGCACAATTTACATCAATTGTCCCTGCGGTAACAGTGATTGGATTCGCTTGTGATTCAAACGCTCCAGAGGTTGTGGCAACCATCGGATCGGCAAAAATACCAGTAACTGAATACATTGTCCCTACCGTATCTCCAGTAATATCGTTGGTCGCGCACAAATTAACGTCAGCACCAACCGTAGGATTAGAAACAAGTTTAGTCGCATTTGCAACTGCGCCAATTTCTACCGTTACATCACCCCGGATTGCTAAAATCTCAACTGTCCCCGTAACAGTAAATAATGCAGATTGATTTGTCTGTGGCAACGCCGCCGCTGTTTTCGCGGATAGGATACCGGCACTTCCCATTGTCGACAAAACATTAGCAAGGATTGTTACTGCCTTAGAATATAATGATGTCCCAACAACAGTGTCTGATTTATTTCCGATAACGTCTCGCATTACGGTATTTGTTGCCACATCCGCCACTGGCACATCATGAAATGCGTCAATCGTAGACAATGATGTAGCCGCCGCCTCCGTGTTAGTAACGTTTTGCTTCGAGTATGCCATTAGTGATTCCGTGGCACTTACTGCACCAGCCGCCGCCGCATCTGTTTTGTTGCCAATAACATCACGTTCCTCCAAATTAGTTGTAGCATCTGCGGTCTGGACGTAATCTTTAGATAATACGTGTATAGACATAATTTATGGTTAAAACATTTTCTTAGAATATACTGTCAAATCCGCATCGTTTCCGCCACCAGCGTTTGTGACATATTTAATCCGAATATACTTGAATGGTGTCGGGTTGTCTATTACCGCCAAAAAGTCAGTGTCCAGCCAACTGGCCACCCCAAAGAATGCTGAAGTTATATCAACGTATGAACAAGAGGCCGCGGCCGTTCCATCATCCTGACAACTGGCCTCAATGGTGCAGGTAATTGTGTCCGTAGAAGCACCACCGTTCTGCACGCCCTGCAATGTAATATATCTATATCCAGACATATCATAATAGATATATGCTGTCGTGCTCTGGGCAATATTCGTTAGAACGGTTTTCTCTCCGACATAATGTTGGTCTAGCGGAGAAACTTCAAATGTCTTATTTGAATCCGTGCCAGTGTCATATCCATCTGCGCGAACTTTTAAATGTCCGGCAATCGTCGACTGAAGAACGGTCGCATCACCCTCAGTATAAGTTGTATCGGTTGCGCGATATTCTCCGCCCACTGGCAACATCGTTGGCGTTGCGTCCATTTCCGAGTCGTCTGCAACCAAATATAATGGCTTTGCACCACCAGCGGAAGCCCCAATTATACCGATTGCAGGAGTTGGATCATCGCCAGCGCCACTATCAAAATCCACAATCTCTCCAGCTACTGAAAGTAATCCTGTTGATACCGTCGCCGATGTTAATGGAAGAACATCAGTATAAGTTGTACCATCATTAATATTTACAATTTGTCTTCTATCAAGCGTCATTCTCGCGATACCGACATCACCTTCGTCTACACTGTCCGTCGCCGCCTCGTCTGCTACGAAACCACTCTGCGAGACATAATCGCCAGCTGTAAATGCACTATCGTCTTTGGCCTCGGACGAATTGATCTGTCTTCTATCAAGAGTAATTCTTGCGACTCCAGCATCACCCTCGTTTACACTATCTGTCGTCGTCTCATCTGCCAAAAATCCAGCCGGAATGACGGGAGATGCCGCTACCGTAAACGCTGCATCGTCAAGTGGAATATCAACATTATTGATCTTTTCTAAGTTTTGAGAAGCAATAACTGTCGTTCCACCACCAACTGAAGTAGAAAGCACCTTGTATGCCGCAGTATCAGAAGTACCAGTTGTGGCTTTTTTGCCATAAATAATGCCATTCCTATTGTCAATACACCATTGACCATTACTGAAATTAGCAGTCATGTCCGTGGCTATTTCTTCCAACGTGGCATTAGACGCGTCTTGAATGTGATGATAATTACATGGTAGAATACTCGCCTTTGGTAAAACAGTATTAGTCGTCCACGTCAATGAACAGTCTTTGTCGTTGCCAATCATTCCGCCTAAAGTGTCTAATACTCCTGAATATGCCAGTTTCGCAATAACAACCGTGCCTGCGGCTTGGCCTGCGTCTACCGTAAGTGTGCCAGAGTTCCAATAATAAAGTTGTACTGTCTCGCCAGTAATCGAATTAACATAGGCAGCATCCGCTACAATATCAACCGGTAGCGGTATACGATTTGTTATCGATTCCTGATTATCTCGTCCTCCAAATAACATAATTTTTAAGTCCCCATTAGAGGAGAGGCAATCTTTCGATTTCCCCCTCCTCCCCTAAATAAGGACTATTTATTCAATAGTTTTTTCAATAGCTTCTTCATCTGACTCTTCAGGTTTTTTTTCCTCAACAACTTCTGGTTGTTGAATTTCTTTTTCTTCTTTGATTTCTTGTTGTTCAATGAATGAAGAGTTTAATTCATTATCCGCCATAAGATTACCAGTTATTAATTAATTATGCCGACTGGATAACTTCACAACCATTGGCCGCTTGCGCTGCGCCACTTGCCTGAAAAATTCCAGTCGCGGTCGCAAAATCAGTCGTCTTGTATGCCGCACATGCCTTTAAGATAACCGCGCCCTCCGTCTGATTGCCCATAGCCATTCCCAATGTCATGGTTTGTGCTGCAAGCAAACTGTTGAAGAATAAGCACCCATCAAATACCATCAGCCGCTCAACGTCCGTGGTCCCAGAGCCATAGACGAAACGATTATCGGTGTCACCGCATTTGTACAAGAAATCGCAGTTAATAAATCGTACATCGCGCGCGACTTTTCCAGAAACTGTTTCTCGACTAATAAGAACATTCGGACGCGCTCCATTGGCCGTTATTTCATTACCGGTTGTGCCGAAAGAACAGCCAATATATGTCGAGCTGTCGCCGTTAGCCAATAAGTCGGCAACGGTGGCAGTCGTCAATTTGGCATTATAGACAATTTCGCAATCTTCAATGTAGGTATATTCTCCACCATCCGCGAAACAATACAATGATTGCGTCAGCGTGTTGTTGTTGGTGAATTTAATACCACGGAATGAATTGCGAACGCCTGTATTCATGATGGCCGAGACATCACCAGTATCGGTCGTAACACCAATATTCACCTTGGCACTCTGTCCTTGTTTTCTGCGAATACCAAGTAACCAATCTAAACCGATAAAATGAACTCTATTGTTAGAAACATTCAGCTCCGCAGTAAGAGTGTGAGTTGAGTTTCCATCAAGAATAATAACGTCGTTGTTGTTTGATTCGGTTGCATCATACGCAGACGAAAGACTCGTAAAAAATCTTTGAGTTCCCTCTGCGTCTGGCTTAAATAATTCCTGCATCTTCTGATAATTTTTTTCATCATAATCATCAGAATTAGCAACAAAAAAGATATTGCCAGGAGTAGGAATGATTGAATGAATCGCGTCAAATAGCGCGCGACCATATCCAGAGTTCTGATTGTATAACATATTTTTTTTTCCTCATCGCCCACCTCCGACCTCACTTAGCCACTCGCTAAGCTCATAGCGATGAATTAGAAGTTATTAGGTAGCAGGACAAGACATGATAATACCCTTACCAGAAACCACACAAATACCATAGGACATACGAGCGCCGTATACCCAGTTGTCATTGTGTACGTCTTCCTCCGGGGCTTTCATGTTGTTTGGTTCAAAGATGCCAAGATATGCCTGCCAGCTCTGCGTGACACCATTGCCAATGGCAGCAATACCCCACCATTTCTTTTTAGTAGAATCAGAAGCGCCAACCGCAGTCGTCGCCAATTGCGGCAACACAACGTGTCGATACGCCCCAGAATAATAGTTCATCACGCCACTTTGCGCGGCATCCACGTCGGCAGTAGATTGAAGAATCTGTCTCGCCGTGCGTTTTGTGTTCGGATCATCACCAGTAATCAAAACATTAAACGGAAGCACACGACGGTCACCAAGGTTAGACAAAACATTGGTGTTCGCAAGCTCTTCCGCCGCCTCCAGCGCGCCCTGTGAGAGAACCGGGTCATTGGTGACACGATTTCTCCAAGTCGAGGAAGAGTTAGCCAAAGAATGAGTAGCATAGGCAATCGGGTTGCCATCTCCGCCGGTAACAGTAACCGTAGTGCCATCCATGTCCGTATAAGTTGAACTCGTGCAGAAAGTAAGTCTGTGAGTCAAGTCAAGTTCGAGACGTTGCGGGCAGAAAGTTGAAAGATTCGTCAATTGCGACACAACTTGCGGTTTCTTGTTGTATCTGCGCATTTCCCAAGTAATTTCGATTTCAACGGCTCTGCGAGCGGCAGTCATCGTCTTGTTGTAACCAACACCAGCTGAAGCTTTTTGGGCATCATCGCCTTCATCTTTCAACTTGGCATAGGTCTCGGTGTCCACTTCGTCGTATCGGCGAGTGTCACCAGTGTTCGCCTGTAAGTCCTCAACAACGAAAAGCTGTTGCGCCACAGGCGTCACTTTATTCTGAAGATGAGAAAATTCCTTCTCGGTAAGATCTGTAAATTCAGACAAAGTGACTTTATTGAGTAAAGAAGTATATGCCATAAGTCACTATTTAGATTAATTTTTAGTCCCAAGTGGTATCAGCAAATGCAAGATTAGAGTTCAAAATGAATCTACCCTTAGCAGTGCTAACAAAACCAGTGCAGGTGACAACTTTATAAGTCGTACCAGCCTTGTTCACTAACCCAGCCGTAGATAAATCAAATTGTCCGCCAAGGTCAGTCGTGGCCAATGTGCCAGTAACTGTACCTTCCATCTCGGCAAATGGAGCTTTCGGAATAGCAACGGGAACTTTAGTGGCTGAAGCAAAATCACTGTCACCGGAAGTTACAGCTTTAAGGATAATCCCCAAATGCTTTGTTGACTGCGCGGTTGCGGTAGCAACATAGCCAGAAGTGAACATTACCAAATCTCCATTGGTAAATGTCACCGACGCTGTCTTCGGGTAATGTTTGATCGTCCAACCATTTTTTAATGGTTTAAACATACCTGATGTTTTTTTTACTAAGTTTTTTAAATACTCTCCTTGTCGACATTAGTAACGGAGTGTCGCTCCGAAGACAATTGATTTTTTAACGCACTTGTCTGTGCGAAAAACTCACGCCGTAATGACGTGAGTTTTGACTACTATATGATAAGCCCCCTGGGAAGAACTTACCATTAGTAGCCAAGCTCAAGCCACTAACTTTCCCAGGGTTATTTGTAATTATAGTTTTCCTGCTCCTGTTTTCCTAGATTCTTTTACTTTATATTCAATGTTTTTAATCTGTTTTTTTGTAATTTGTATAATTCCTTTTTTTACATTCAACCTGTTTTTATTAATATAATTGGCTATTGACACTGGCCTAGTATCATAGTGCCCACATATAATATAAGGGTCACATAGCATTCTCTGCTTTAATTGTATCATTTTATAACAGAAAAACAAGTCCTCGCCTATGCCATCTGTGAATAATCTACTCTCTCCTTTGTATATGAATTTAAAATATGGCTTTTTCATCCTCTTTATCGCATCTATCCTTACCATTAGTATTCCTGCCCCACATCCAACTATCTCAAATGGTTGATTTAACTGAAATTTTAATGGCTTTATGAAGTATTTATGCTTTTTGTCAAAATCCGTAAATATTTGCGGTAAATATGGTTCATGTTTGGACGTGTATAAGCCACTAACGGCAGAAAAATCTGGATTCTGCTCCAAAACATTAACCATTCTTATAACAGTATCATCTGGAAATGACATGTCGGTATCCATGTAGAGAACAAAGTCCGCCTTGTTGGCAATAGCCATGTCGGTTACATTGTCCCTCATTCTATCAAGATTATACCCACCATGATTTAATACCGATAAACAATATTTTCTCCCGTTTTCCCAACTCCAAACATTAAAATTATCAATCATCTGAATTAAATTCATTACAAATGTTTTTTCAAATGCCGGATAATTATGAGCAAGACAAATGGCTACATGTTTCATACCTTTTGTAGAATAAAGTAAAATAAATCTTTATCATCCTTGTTCATGGCAATAATCTTAAAACTCTTTTTCCACAAATTTCTAAAATCACTGGCTTTACTTTTACCAACCCTAAGCGTATAAAACTCTTGGTCTAGGTAAATTAAGTTTTCCTCTGTTATGACTCTTTTATGGGACGGATCGCCAAATGCCCAAACACTTTCTGCCTTCGGAACAGATGCAACAAATGTTCCAAGTGGTTTTAGTATCCTCCAGTATTCTGAAAATTCCTTAAAGAAGAATTTATAATCACCCTGGCATGCCAAATGCTCTAAAACATCATAGGCATGAATTTCATTAAAATAACTCCTTGGAAATGGTAGCGGATGTACGGTCAAGTCCCATAACACATCGGGACGACAATCCTTATTGCTGTCTAGCCTTACAATGTCGCTATATGCCTTAGCACTTCTGCATATCTCCCATTCTACTTTTTTGGTATAACCACTTCCCATTAATAAAACTCTCCTCATAAAATAGACTTATGCGCGAGGTCAACTTTTTGACCTCGCAATAAAACTACTTTTTTAACACGTCGTCAAGATCTTCTACCGTAATGTCGTCGTGACTCTTACCCCAAAACTTTTCTTCGGCATCAAGTAAAAGTTTATTGAAATTTTCATTCAGAATGAACTTCGTTGCCTCTATCGGTTGTAACACCAATTTCATTACATAATTTACCTCCTCCAATAATAACTTCTTTTCTAACATTATCTTTTTTATTTCCTGCACTAAGTCCTTGTATTCCTCGTTGGCTTCTTTCTGCGTATATCCGCCAAACAATAATTTTTCCTTTGTGCCAATTAGCCTCAACACTTCTTGCGCCATGGAAAAACAACGCTCATTCGTCTCTTTCTCATAATCTTTTTTAAATGGCCACATATTAATTGACATATTTACTATTAATTTCTATCCTGTCGCCGTTCGGCATTTCAACGGTTAGCATGGATTCTGGGATTTGTACCTTTACCGGAACTCTGATCCCGGTGTCAATCGTTCTGTATGTTCCATCTTTAACAAATTTCTTTGTGGTTGTCCCTTGAATAATCGTCTGAATTGTGACTTTCTCATCAACTATCTTCGCCTTAACCTTATCAATGTTCCGAATGAACTCCAAATATTCAAGTTCCAACTCGTTCTCCTTTTTACCATCAAGCGAATAAACCTTAATAAAATCAACCCATACGCCTTTATCGTTTTGTTTGTTTTTCATCCGCTCATCCCATCGTATAATCGGCATGTCATCAATAACTCTAATGTTTACAAACCTCTCGTTGGCCACACTCTCATCATAGGTCGGAACCTCACCTCTCTGAACCTTTTTTAATTCCGACTTTAATAGTTCCAACTCTTGCGTTAATATTTCAAGTTTCGTCTTTTCACTTTGCACTTTTTCTTCTTCCATATTTATTTTTTATCCTTTCCGTCTTTCACAAAGTGAAGACCAAGCTCATTGGCCAAAGATGACCCCTCTTCACTCTCTGAATAGCTTTTATTAGTAGATGATTTGCGATAACCACTAACATTAAACGCCCTATTTACCTGGTTCGGAGCCACCCCATCGTTGGCCAATTTAATGGCATCATTGATTTTTTTATTGTAACCCTCGGCGTCTTTTGGATCATCAGAAATGCGATTAAAATGAAACTTCACTTTTTCCTTCATCTCTGTGTCGTCACCCACTAATGCCTCGATTTCTCTATCCAATCGCGCACCACCAACAGCCCTCTCTAATTCTGCTACTCTTTTTTCCGTTTCTTCCTTCTGCTCCAAAATCATCCTCTTTTCTTCAGATAATTTTGACCTTTCCTCTTCGGTCATGTCGCGTAGTTTCTTAAAATTAAGATCTTTTGTCCTTAATTTTTCCAATTCTTCATCGCGCTTCTTTAACTCTTCGTCTTTCTGTTTTAAAAGTTCGTCTGTTTTCTGTTTGGCAAGATTATCTGCCTCTTCTTGCGTCAAAGCAGTTACCTCATTGCCATCTGCGTCAAAAAATTTTCCCATAGTTTGCAACTTGCCTACAACATCCCCGTACTTTGTGCACGAAGTAACAGCCATGTTGATGGCGAGCAAGTTAAATCATTTTTAAAGAATCTTCCCGACTTAATTCGTTTCCCCCATTCGATATTAAGTCTTGATATGCGTTACTATAATCTTCTAACGCCTGATAGAATAAATCCATGCCATTTATCGAGCCACGACCAAATGACATCTTTTCCATCGTCGTTGCCTCTCGCGCTACATAAATAGTCTGCCGGCTAACAAGTGCATCGTATATTTTCTTTATAACCTTACCATTAAATATCTCACTTGCCTCCTTTAGAAAAGCAAGCTTGGCGTCATTATTCATGCCATCGGTCGCGTCACCAACATTGAAAAATATCTTGTTGGTATAAACCTTTTTTCTACTCATATCCCAAGTGGTGCCGTGCCAATCCCACGATTAAGTTGCGCTCCCAGTCCGCCCTGGTCTCCTGAACCCTTGCCAATCATGGCTTCCGTGGGAAATGACGGCACGTTTTTAATAAAGAATTTATCTGGGTCTTGTTTCGATAGCGCTGCGAATTTCTTTCTAAGATAATCGAAATTCATCGATTGCGGACCAAACAAGCCAACGGAATCGGCAATATCCTGTTTGTACAAAACCCTCTGGAAGTCGGTACTGTCGCGCTCTGACGCTTGCTCTACAATATACCAGTTGTATTGGAAATTCTTTACCTTGGGATCAACATAATATTTCTTTACCGGCACACGATACATCTCGCTCAACATTTTCTCCTCTTCTCCTATCATCTCCGGGGAAAACTTACCAGCATCTGGAGAGAACTCAATAATATTCTTTCCACTAATATTCTCCTCAATCTCGCCTTCAACGGACTCAATCCTGTAAACATCTTCAAGTTTATTGGTGAACTGATTAATGCGCGTATCGATTGGTTCAGTCCAGTGCTTCATGATGTTATTAATTCTCAAGTAATCCAGTTGCTTTTCCAGTGAGATGACTCCCCAAACAACCAATCCCAGCTTCATCATTTGCTGTTTTTTCAGTTCCAATATTTCAGTCGCCGTTTGACTCTTATTCGCTGTGTCTCCGGTAAACATCGGTGATACCGTCTTCTCATCAATAATATTCTTAATAAATTGAAACGCCGCAAACTCTCCCTGCGTGACGCCATCAGTGTCTCCAATAGGTTGAATCTTGGCTGGGTCAATCTGATTGGTTATCTTGCCGGGAATCTGAATATCATCCGATAATACTCTATTCGTGTTATTGGCCAACGGCGGTTGAAAACTCTTTCGTGTCTTTAACACAATTAACTTCATCATCTCATCCAACGTCTCCTGGTCAACCTTGGTCTTCGCCGGAATAGATTTGCTATAAGCAAAAAACTTACTAATTGGAAACACATCTCCCTTCGCAATGGTATATTCTCCGCATGGACTTACGGCCGTCAGGGGAAATCTCGCCGGTAACATCATCACCCCATTCAAAATTATCATGAAATCATTTGACCACTTATCCTGATATTTAACCACCTCAACCATATTCTCCTTCATGTCCGAAATCGTCCAAACACGATAACTACTTTCATTGTCCGAATTGAAATTCACCACACTTTTTGGAACATATTTCCATCTGGACCAGTCTTGAAAAATCGCCTCCGCCTCCGAATAGGAAATAACATCAACCGTAAAAATGTATGGCTGTTTCTTAATTTCAAATTCTCTGACGTTACCCAAATATATGCTATCACCCGCAATAATTCTCGTAGTACATTTTCCAATGTCCTTTATTGTTTTTTCTGACCATTTTATTTTTTTAGTATCGACACCATTACCCCAATTAAAATTCTTCAGCTTCTTTTCAATTCGTGACTCCTCAACCCACTGCTCCTCAATAAAACATGAACCCTGGTCTAATAGCTCCTTATAATATAGCGGCCTCTTATCATCATAGTCTTCAAGCTCTCGGCTCTTCTTTATCAGTTTCTCTGCCAACTTGCCCATTTCGTAGTCCTCCATTTGATAATCGTTAAACGGAACTATCGTTGGCCGGATATTATAATTCAAGAGCGCCGATAACAAACTGTTCTCCTTCTCTTCCGTCGTCCCCGTTACTACGCGAGTGTCGAATTTATTTTTCTTCGGTGCAATATATGAGTTGGCAGCCTTTTGATTACCATCGTAGTACTCCTGATATTTCATGTCATTCAGTTCAGAGTACGATTCGTTGCGCTGATTTTTGGAGTCAACTATTCTGCCGACTAAAAAACCATAGTATTCCTTCTCCTCATCGTCGTACTTAATAACATCGTTGTTGTACTTCTTTATTTTTTCTATGTTATCCATATTTAAAAGCAACTAAATTTATCAAAGTGTTCTTCATTGCTATGTATCCGTCGGTCCTCCTTTATTCTTTCCGGCGACCATAATGGTTTATCAACCTTGTGCACCGCTAGTGCCAAGCTCATCACTCTATCATCTGTCATTCCCTTTACCGTACCAAATTTTAATTTTCCATTACTCGAGTCTATCTCGTATTGAAACCCCTCTAATTCCGCAATTAGTCCGGGGTCATTGGGAATCTTTATCTTGTCTTGCTCCAATAGCGTCGCGAGATTTATCAGCAAATCATTCTTTGACTTCTGACTAAATTTCACCCCACCGTCTTCTCCAATATTTAGCCCCTGTCGCTCCAAATCTTCAACTATCGAGTCTCCAACGCCCGTTCGGTCAATTTTCAGTTGCGCATCGTTGTATTTCCGCGCCGCAACCTCTATTCTCGCTTTCTGTAGATTCCAGTCAACTTGATTGAACCTATCTTGCGTGTGTACCTTGAAGGTGCAAAGGTCAAAAGGCGTAATCACAGTCCAGTCATTATATTTCGCAAGGTCAATCCCTAACTGATATGAGTGGCGCGGATCATAACTTCCATCATGCTGATAAATATTCTGTCGTACTCGCCGAAAGAACGCTCCCGCATTGTCAATGAAGTCCACCATGTATTCCTGATTGAATAGCGCTTCAGGGGTTGTCTTTCGGATAGATTCCAACTCTTTCGGAGGAATAACATTAGTATCAATTGCTGTTTTAACGAACACGTCCCATTCGTCGACATCGTCTCGTGCCTGATTCACCAGCTTCCACGAATGATTCTTACCCTTTGGCGTAAAGCAGAACGTCGCCGTCCCGCCATTCCTCGCCAGAATCGGCCGAAAAATAGCCGTCCATACATCCTCAACCATCTCGCTGTACTCATCGAATACTACATCAACGCAGTCAACACCTCGGTGCTTGTCATAGTCTTCGCACCCCACAAACTTCTGAATGCTGCCGTTTTTCCAATATATCGTCAGTTCCGAATCATTCTTCTTCTCCACAAGCTCCATCGGCACATGCTTCCTTATTAAATTGTGCCACATAACGTCTTTCGCCTGCCGATATGTCGGTAGCACATAATAGTATATCCCCATCTTCACCTGCGTCTTTATAATCTGCTCATTCAGCGCCGCCGCACTCTTTCCCGCCCGCCGATGCAACACCAGTATCTTAAATCGCTTCTTGCTACTAAAGAAATCCATCTGATGCTGCATCGGAACAAAATTGTATGGCAACGTTATTTCCACAACTTTTATTTTACATCTACAACCTGCGGCGACGGCTTTCCATCCCCGATGTCTATTACCTTCTCCTCTATCTTGGTCGTATTATTATTGAACTGATTTATCTTCACCACTATCCCACCAACTCCACCACTATCATCATTGGTCGGAACCAATCGCACCTGCAACTTGTTGTACTCAATCAACGCATTCTTCCTCACATCCTTATCACCAGATTCCATCGCCTCTAACCACCTAGCCCACCATAACTTGCGATATTGAAATATCTTCTCCTTTACCCATAACCTCGGCTTACCATCTGCCTCTAGCAAATCCATCCGCGCCCTATTCGCAACATCCGTCTCAACTAAACCATGATAAAAATCCTCCACACTCTTTCCATTGCCATTCTTACTCGCCACATACTCCACCTCACTACCAAATCCACCAATAGGAACAAGGCCTTTATCCTTTCCTACGATTTCTCCTCCCCTCAACCCCCTTGATCTTCCCCTTGTTTTTACTGGCATAAAATACCTCCTTTCCTTTTTTTTCTCCATATTCACTCATCATCGCTGACATTATCTTCTTCCCCTTCTTAGTCATTGGCATAAATTTAAAAATAAAAAATTATTAAAAAATAATTTCTAAAATATCTTCCGCAATAAACATAAATGTATCTCTTACACTCATATCATTTCATAAACTTTATCTTATGTCAAAATAATTGTGTGAATAACATTATCAAAATAATACTATGAGACCATTCCTATGCAAACTTCCATTTATCTTTTAAGCCAATTCCTATACAAACTTCCCTTTATCGTTTGAGCCAATTCCTATACAAACTTCCCTTTGTCTTTTAAGCCAATTCCTATACAAACTTCCCTTTATCGTTTGAGCCCACACGATATAGGTCACTTTTTTATAGGAAAATTTGTGAGCCAGGTAGGACTAGAAATAAAAATTATTCCGTGCCCCCACCCCCACCCCCATTCGAGGACTTTGAGCTTTTTGTGTAAATTTACGCAAGCACTTGCTGATAAAGCGCTAAAAATATGCGTGTCGCATTATACATATTAATAGATATACTGTCAGGTATTGTGTAAATTTACACAACCGTCGGCGGCGCGGGCGTGGGGGGCACTCCCCTATTTTAGGGCGGCAAATAGGCGCGAAAGGCAGGTCCGTTTTAATTTTACATCTCTCGAATACGCCACAATATATCGCACACCTTGCACCTCAACTCTCGCATACGCCACAACATATCTTATGTATTATCAACTTGACTATAATTACATTTCATTTCATAATTTTAAAAAAATATACATCAACACTGTTTTTTACTATTGTCAATTTTTCTTGACAATCTAGCCACTTTGTTATGAATAAGTCAAAAAATTGTCTTAAATGCTATTACTCTATAACCACTATTTTTCTCGTGTCTTTGTTTGGATTGTCGCTAATTTAAGCCAATAAAAACGACAAAAATGGCCAAAAAAAAAAAACGACTCAAAACCTTATAATAATTTTTTAGTGTATTTTTTACACTATATATTTTTATCTTTTTATAAAAAATAAAAAAAAGATAAAAATATAGGTTTTTTTCCTGCAATTTTAGCGGCAATCCAAACAAAGACACCATGCATTTTTGGGTTGTGGACAAATAACATTGACAATTTGTTTTTTATGCTGTATGATGTGAACAGACAAGCATTAAAACATAAAAAACGCCTCGCGATTGTCGCTCATTATTCGCCATAAACGGCCAACATTGAGCTGAGCGTCGCGAGCGTGCCAGTGTATGATACGCGTGAGGTTTGGGGATGGATCAGTGCGAAGGGCTCTTGTGGCCAGCCAGGGAATCCGAAGCGTTCGTTTGCCAGATGGTGGCGGGAAGGGGACAGTGGAACAATACCTGGCGACCGATACGCACGGCGATTGTTTGTGCTTCTTTTCTGTGGATCGACCTATTTACGTGGTGACGTCCTCGATTCGATTTTCGGCGCCGGAGAGAATACGGAAGGGAGTGTGGCGAGCATGGGTGACTGGCTATGATGACGAACAGAAGAGCACATGGCGAGACGTAGTCATTGGATCTTTTGCCAGAAGGACAAATTTACAAAAAATCAAATCCTTGTCAAACTTGCGCCTGGCCGCCATTGAGTTGTGCGTGTCGCGGGGGTGGGCGATAGACTGCCGCCTCCCCATACCAGCGCCTTCAAAAAGTATAACTAAATAAAACAACAAGTGTATGATACCAGAATATCGCACCATTGAGGACTATTTGCGGCTCTTGAGCGCGGAGCAGCGCGCCAAATTGCGGCACAAAGTGATTGAGGCCAAGGCGCGCGCAGCATTGACGGCGCGGCTTGCGCTATTAGATGAGCTAAAAAATAAAGGGATAATCGGCGAGGAAAGCGCTAAAATCAAATAGTATGTTTTACGAACCAGAATATAAAATCGTCTTCAACCTTCGCGAGCCAGTCGGCGGTTATTGGGACGGCGGAAAAAAAAGCCGTTTTGAATTCACAATTGAATCAATCAATGAAGACAAAGACGGGTTTTACGCGAAGGTTGGGTCATGGGAGGCAAATTGTTGGCGTTGCGTCGGGGCGGGCAAAAAAAAGCAATTGAGCGAACGGGCAATTTTATCAATCGCGCGAAATGTTTTTTTGCGGAAACTAGAATCGAACGACATAATCGGAGCCGAAGCAATAATCGAAAAAATCTAAAAGCAGGGCGTAATTAACCGCCCACAAGTAAAAAAAATATGCAAAAATTCAAAGTATTTTACACGTTCGACGGCGTCGGAAATTGCGAGGTGGAAGCGGAAAATGAGCAAGAGGCGGAAGAGTTATTTTTTGATGGCGAGTTTGACAATGATTATCAAAGTGGCTCGGACTACAAAGTTTCGCGAGTAGAAAAAATTTAATCAAAACGTTATGACCAAAAAAGACTATGAACTAATTGCGGGCGCTCTTTGGAGGAGCGGAGCAATCCAGGACAAAAACAAGGTTAAACAACAAGCGCGCGAAGACATGCGACGGCTTATTTTTTGCGACCTTTGCGGGACGTTGCAAGCAGAAAATCCACGCTTCAACATTTCGCTATTTTCGGAGGCGTGCGGGTTTTAACTTATTTTATCGCGTGTGCGGCCATTGCCTATTTGCAACGGCCGCCGCCGTGATAAAATAACAAGAGACGCGGGGCTCTTTGACAATTATGACACTAACAGCTTTAAAACGCGATCTATACGTCGGCCGAAATGTTGTCATTGAATGGGCACACGACAACAATAGTCTTGTCGGTAAAATTGGAATAATCACACACGTTCAAGGAAATGCGGTAGTAATCGACCGACAAGACAAAAAGCGATCATGGTTATATTTTCCGCCTGCTTCATTGATTGACTATAATGGTGACATTTTCACAATATACGAAGCGGGCAAGAGAGAGTTGACCGACAAGGAAGCGGAAGCAATCAGGACGAAACCGTCGAACCTTCCCGAAAACGCCAAGCAATTGGAGGTTGACATGTTGACGGACGGATCGACAATGTTTAGACGCGACAAAGCGCATTTTGAAATTTTAGGTATGGAGTATCTATTTTGTGGCCACAAAAGCAAAGGCAAAAGATATAGCCAGGGAAAGGTGATTGACGACGCCATAAAGGGAGAAAAAACTTTATGCTACAAAATTTTAAAATAAAAAATCTATGGAAGACTTTTTCCAGGACTATCTTGACGCGCTCGACGAGGCGCAAGGCGACGCACTTGCCATGGCGAGCGTAATCCAGCAAATCTACGAAGACGGCCATGAGGACGGCTACGCCGACCGCGAAGCCGAGTCAACGATAAACATTGACGCTGTTGACGTTATGCGCTCGACGTTATCGGACTTCATGGCGCACCCCGACGAAACCGTGCGTCGCGCGGCAATGTCAATTTACAAAAGAACGCAAAAGCTATCGGCTGTTGACCACGAATAAACCGCGAGCAATCGCCACCTATTCGCCACAAACCGCCCAACATCCCCCGCATGTTGGGCTTTTTGTTATATGGGAATTGTGAAGCAATGGACACTCCCCTACCTCCCTACCCCCCCCCTTCTCCCCGCTCCCCTACCCCACCAAAAAATCCCCCACCTCATAAAAACTGAAAAAAATTCGGGTAAATTGAAATCGAAAATCAGAGTTAAAATTCCATTTATCCACACCATAATTTTGACTTTCGTGAAAGTATCTGTATAATTGAGATATAAAAAAAGTGTATGCTTGTAACACTTTGTTCTAAGCGAAAAATCGAGTTGAACTGCGAAGGGCGTGGTCGGGGTAAACCTACTACGGACAAGCCCCTTTTATAATTTCAGCTCGATTTTTTGTTTGGAATCTATGAGCGAAAACGAACAAATTGTTAAAGAGATAATCAGCGACGAAGCCAAATTGCAAGAGCAAGAGCGGCATGCTTTTATTATAAAGAACAGAAGATGTCCGATAACGATGATGTTCGAGATACTGCGTGAAAATGCGATAATGGTGCGGAGTAAGGATGAGAATGGAAACTATATCATGTGGCAGTACAATGGCAAACATTACGACATGGTGGAGGATGAGGATATTAAGATGATGATACACCGGTTCGTGATGAAGCACATGATTTATGATATTTGGAAGAGTGGTTACATTGTGAACATAGTATCTTCTATTCGTTCTTATGACGCTATTCCGACAATTAAGATGGGCGACAACAATTTTTTGTGTGTAAATAATGGGGTGATAGATTTGGATGCGAAGAAGATGTACAATCATTCGCCGAACTTCTATTTGGACACGATGGTTAATGTTGACTACGACTATCAGGCGCAGGACATGCCGGTATTCTACAAGTATTTATGCGAAGTATTGGGTGGCGAGAACACAGGGCAGATGAATAATATCAGAAAATTGGGCGGGTATTTACTTGATAACAGTTGTCAGGCGAACAAGATTTTTCTATTCAATGGCCCGGGTGCGAGCGGGAAGAGCACGCTGATTAATACGTTTCTGATGTTTTTCAATGATCGGCAGATAACGTCATTATCGTTAGAGGATATTGCTGGTAGTTCGTTTAAGAAGGAAGCGCTTTTACATTCACGCATTAATTGTGCAGGCGAGCAGAAGCGCACATACATTGATGCCGAACAGATTAAGTTAATTGCGGAAGGTGCGCGAATAAGTATTAGTCGAAAGTTTAAGACGGAGCTGACGATTAAGCCGAAATTTAAGCTGGTGCTGGCGTGCAACGGTCTTCCGAAATTCAATGATACGTCGAGTGGAATTTACCGGCGACTGCTTATATTTGATTTCCCTAATCAATACAAACCGAAGGAGGAGTATGATATGATAAAGAATCCCGAGAAGAAGGGAATATACTTGCAAGATTCGACACTGGCGGAGAAAATAGAAAAAGAAAAATCGGCGATATTCAATTACTTTTTAGGTGGGATGGATGATTTGCGGAATGACAAATATCAATTTGATTATAATGGTTTAGTGAAAGATTTAATGGAGAAGTATCAGAATGAGAACGACATTGTGCGTGAGTTTTTGAATGAGACATTTGCGATTGACAATGAGGCGCACTATCCGTTATCGGAAATTTTCAAAAGGTATCGACAATGGTACTCATTAAATGTGCAGGAGGGTGGGTCGATTAAGATGAGGATTCATGAAGTTGCGCGACGGATAAAGGAGGTATTGGATGTTGGCTCAAATGGCCGGACGGTGGCGCAGGATGCGGACGGAAATTTCTTAAAGACGACCACATATCCATTGAAGTTGGCGATATACGAAGATTTAACTCCCACATCCGCCGAGGAGATAAAAGAAAAATTACAAACTGATATACCGTTTTAGATGGGGTAGCGTTTAACTTATGTATAGCATCTCTGACATTAAGAACACAATTATTCAGGGTGATTCGTTGGAAGTTTTAAAACAAATACCAGACGAAAGTATTGATTGTGTGATGACATCACCGCCATATTGGGCTTTGAGAGATTACGGAACCGCTACATGGGAAGGAGGCGACCCGAATTGCGATCACAAAATACCAAAAGGAGAATCAGACCCAAAACAATCTTTTGATGGAAGTAGTGGTAGCCACGCTATAAGGTTTAATCGTGAAAGTTGTCATAAATGTGGTGCTATTCGTAAAGACCAACAACTAGGATTAGAACCAACCTTTCAGGAATATATTAACCGCCTCTGCGATATTTTTGATGAAGTTAAAAGAGTTCTCAAAAAAGAAGGCACTTGCTGGGTGAATATGGGGGATACTTATATGAATGATAGCAGTTATTCAAAAGCAGGAAGGCAAGGATACGGAAATGATAAAGTAGGAATGATTTATAAAGATGATAGTCAATGTCCTAAAAAATCACTATGTCAAATTCCTTCTCGCTTCGCAATAGAAATGTGTAATCGTGGATGGATACTCCGAAATTCTATTGTGTGGTGGAAACCGAATTGCATGCCGAGTTCTGTTAAAGACCGCTTTACCGTTGATTACGAGATGTTATTTTTCTTTTCAAAGAGCAAGAAGTATTATTTTGAAACGCAGTATGAGAAAGCAATCTATGGTGAACAACACGCTAATAAAACAACATCGTGGGGGAAAAATAGAAAACATCCAAACAAAAACAATGTTGATAAATACGCTTTTATCGGCGATAACCACACCACAACCAAAATGGCAGACGGCTCTTATGGTCGCAACAAACGTTGTGTCTGGCGTATAACTACCAAACCATACAAAGAGGCACACTTTGCCACTTACCCTGAAGCATTATGCGAAACTCCGATTAAAGCGGGTTGCCCTGAATTTGTTTGTAAGAAGTGTGGAAAGGCGAGGGAGAAGATAATAGACATAAAAACGCTTGAAAGATACGAACTCAACAAAGATGACCCAAATTATAGACCAGCCAGATATGAGGGAAAATATAAGCAAGGTATGAGATATGCGAAAAAAACAGACAAAGGTTACACTGACTGCGGATGTGGTGCAGGTTGGGAAGGTGGAATAGTTTTAGATCCTTTCTTTGGAGCAGGAACAACTGGATTAGTCGCTAAACAATTACGTCGAAATTATATCGGCATAGAACTTAATCCAGCTTACATTAAAATCGCCGAAGATAGGTTAAGACAACAAGTATTATTATAAATGTGGGGTAGCGTTTAACTTATGTTTGAACTGTTTGAACAAAAAATATCTAAAAACGGAGTGACATTAACCAAGGTTGATTCTAATTGTGTAGCTAAATTAATTGAGCAATATCACTATTCACACAAATGCACACCTAACCATTTTTTATCGTTCGATATAAATAATGGAAAGGGGGCGATACAACTTGGTTATGGTATAAGACCGCACAAAAAAAATACTATTTCCAAATTGATAACGACCAATAATTACTGTGAATTTGATAGAATGTGGTTGTCAGATTCATTGCCCAAGAATAGTGAAAGTCAGGTTATCTCTTTATTACTAAAATTTTTAAAAAAGTATTATCCAAGAATTAAGTTTGTAATAACTTATGCAGATGGTTCGGCCGGAAACAAGGGAATAATATACCAAGCGACAAACGCTATTCGATTGCCACCGATTCTATGTGATTTTTACTTGTTGGGAAACGGAGAGAGAGTCCATCCAGTATCCATGTATCATCGGCATAAAAGTCGCAAGTGGTCTTTATTGAAAGAAATTTATCAAGGGATAAAACATATTAAGGGGACTAAAAAAAATCCTATTTATCAGTATCGTTATTTGTATATTTTAAATAGAGGTTTGCGGAAGAAGTTTCAAGCAGAGAAACGCTCGGATTCCATCCGAGAGGGGTAGGGGCAGTTCCTACATTCCGCTTTATATTAACTTATATTATATTATTATAAATGTGGTGTAGTGTTTAATTAACGAGTTTAGATCTCAATAACTGTGGGAATTAAATATGGAAATAAACTTAAATAAAGTAGTTCAAGAAGCAAAGAAAAAACACGCAAAAAGTGTATTTGATAATGAACAAGATTGTTTAGCTTGGCTTTTAGAACTACATAATAGTGGGAAAATGGTTGATTGCGACCCTATGTTTTTTAGGGGAAATTTCTATAAAGGTGGACTAGATATGCCAGAATTAGTTTTTGATAAAAATCCACAAGAAAACTGGATAAAACAAGCTGACGCCACAAACTTACCACTAGAAAATAACTCACTTCAAAGTATAATACTTGACCCACCATTTTTATTTGGGGTTCACGGAAAGGCAGACCAGTTTTACAGCTCAAAAACCCATACCATATTCAAAGATTTTTTAGAACTTGAGAAAACATATAAGGGAATTTTGAGTGAAGCATATAGGGTGTTAAAAAATAAAGGTGTTTTGATATTTAAGTGCCAAGATTATACTGATAGTAAAACTACAATGACACATTGTTTAGTTTATAATTGGGCGACAGAATTAGGATTTTATGCCAAAGATTTAGCAATACTGGTAAAGCCAAATAAAATAACTAACCCGAGAACAAAACAAAGACACCTAAGAAAGATACATACTTATTTTTGGGTATTTATTAAAAGCTAGCGAGTCCACATCTCAATAACTGTGGGAAATAATATGAAGAAATACCAAATAATTTATGCAGACCCTCCGTGGAAATATGACTTTTCAAAAGATAATGCCGACAAGATAGAAAATCATTATCCGACAATGACATTAAAACAAATTTGCAGTTTG